TGCGCTGCTTTTCATGCTACCCCCTATATAAGGAGGATGGCAATCAGGCCTCGCTTGCAGAATATCTTACAAAATCCCTCGCTATCGAGGGAGCAAACACTTTACCTGCTACTATCACCCTAGTAAGTAGTTAACTACTAGGGAACCAGAAGGCTATCGGGAGCTATTCGCACGGTCGAGATTTTTCTCTTCCATACGAGTATTATGCTCGTCGATCAACGCGAGGTGTTCATTTTTCATGAAACGCCTCTCGAGCTCGGTAATTAATATACCGAGTCCAACTGGTGCCAGCTGTTTGAAGATGCCTTTAAGGGCTTTCTTCGATGTTGGGAAACCCAACTTCTTGGCTTCTGTCTGTTTAGACATGATAGTCAACTTTCTCCTTGGTATATACCAAGGGTTTTGTACCCACTCGGGTATATTTGGCTGGAGTTAAGACTCCTGTCCAAGGAGTTTTCCAAGGGCAGTAGCATCAAGCCACACCTTAAGTGCGGCCCACACGTCGCCCATTTGTGTCGGAGTAAAGCCAAAATTTGGCCTATCCAGCACGACTTGGAAGCTGAACGAATCATTCTTGTTGGAATTATCCAACGGATTCGTAACCACTGCCTCGAAATCGACGCGCACGAGAGATCTCATGCGGTCATCCTTCGCGGGAGTGTGCCGAATGGCAAGCTTAATAAGACCGTCCGAAGTCTGATAGGAGGCAGTAGTGCCCTCCTGGCGGATTTTCGGCATAGTCTTAGCGACTGATGCAATGGTAAGTGTTTGTGGATCTGCAAACAAAGGTTGATACCTCCAAGGTATTGGAGAATTAATCTAGTTCCAGGTCGTAACTTTCTCAAGGAAACAACTTGTAGAAAGAACTAGAGGATGCTTAGCGCCGCGCAAGACCAGGATTTCTGGTAATGCCTAAGGACGCTAAGATTGCTAATCTCCGTGGGGTCAAATTTTCCCACGTGAGGTTAAATCCATACGGACTATCTGCACTAGCGCGTTGTTTAGATTCGAACGATCGTTCGAACTTCAGGACACGAAGTCCCGAATGTAGCGGGAGCGATATCTCTATCGTTCTCACTAACCTTCGCTTCGCGGTAATGTAGAAGTATTCGGCCGCGACTTGATCGAGAAGTGTATCTGAAAGACGCTCTACATAAGAGCCGAGATTCGACACCCAATCGACAAGCCACGTCCAAGGAGTTGCTTGCCAAATATGATGTGGGTTCACCTCTAAGCCGTATATTTTAATATACCGCATGACCTGCTTCCAGGCGGATGTATAATCCGGGAGAGTCACATCAAATTCGGGACGATAAAACCGGAACTTCCCAGCAGCATGTATTGAGAGAGTATCTCGCTCAGTTACACGCCAGTGGGGAGGGCTCTGGAAAAATTCAGAAGACATGTTCACGGGAAAACACGGGATTGTATAACTAGTTGCGTTATACGCCGGGTTCTCTTCATGAACAATTCTGAAATTATCGTCTTTTACAACTTTGACCCGTCTCCTAACCCACTTCCCATTCTCATCAGTCAATTTTTTGATGTGAGCGGAAGCGTCGAAATATGCATTCCCAAAGGAAAGTATATCTCCGATGAAAGGAGCCCAACCAAATTGATGGTTGAGGAATTGGTCGGCTATAGCGCCAGGTGTCATCTTAGGAGATGAAATTTGAGCGCCATGCAGTACCGTAATGTTGCCAGACCTCATGAAGGTTTGGAAGCTCTTACGATACTCTTCCCCAAAAAGGGAAGCGGTTGATTCTAGCATTCGAGTGCCGTCCTTAAGTTCCTTAAGGAAGACATAGAGGCTAGACAACTCCAGTTTAGGCTTGGCTTTATGCCAAGCCCGG